GCATGGGGCTACCGATTGAAGTGTTTCAAAGGAGACTACGGTAAGCAAGCCAACAACTGGAGTACCTATACTCCTGAGATGCTAGATTACTGTGTGCAAGATACTCTAGTTACGATTAAACTTTTCCAACTCATGCAACGCAGGATTGAAGACTATGCTTGATTGTGTCAACCTTGAGATGCGGCTTGCCACACTGATGGCACAGCAGGAAGCATCGGGATTCAAATTTGATTTAGCAATAAGGGGTATGGAAGAACTTACTGGAACGTTCGTGGTTAAACGAGATGGGGAACTCATCGAAGTCGATAGATGTGGTGACCTTCCCGACGACTTTGATCACCTTATAAAATTTGAACCAAACATACCAGAAGCACCTCATAGTATTAATGATCACGAAATGATGAGTAAGTGGACAGAGTATTTACAGGAACTTGTATCAAAAGAGAGTAAGTGATAGTCCTAACCCCAGATCCTTTACCTGATATCACTCGTCCTAACTTTACGATGAATCAGACTGTAACTGCATCGAGTGACGATGGCAGCGATACGATAACCAATGTCACTGCATCTGTAGCAGGGGCACAACCAAACCTTGTCATCACACCTGGCACTACGTCTGTCAATATAGGAGGAACTTTGACTGATCCTTTTAATGATCAATTTACCTATGTTGAGAAAGGCACGACATATCCTAAGACACCTACAACTGTAACGAAGATTGCTAACATGCCTTCTGACAAGTTGATGTATAACTTAGAGCAGGACAATACGACACCGTACACAGAGACCTTTACAATTACAGTCACTGCTGACACTGGGGTTGTATCATTTACTTTGGAACTGAAGATAAATAATGAGTACGAAGGAATACGTTCCTTCATTTCAAATTACTATACGTAAGATGCCCGCAGTTACAAGAATAGGAGATGCAGACGTTGCTCATTGTTCTGGAATGTCTAGAGCACAGGGTAGTCCTAATGTCTTCTGTAATGGTATCCCGATCTCTCGACAAGGAGATAAGAATACTACACACTTAAAACCAGGCAGTCCATGTCCACCTCACTCTGCTGCAATAGCAAGTGGTAGTTCCACGGTCTTTATTAATGGTAAAGGATGTGGTAGAGTAGGAGATGGAATATCAGGTTGCACATCTGTGGCAGCAGGATCATCAAACGTATTTGCAGGAGGTTAATTATGGCAGCAAAATGGAACATGGGTATCACTATTGAAGCGAAACCTAAGAAAACATCACAAGGTCGTGGTGCACACACGAAGTACAGTGCGACTTCTCGTAATAAAGCGAAGAAGAGGTATCGTGGGCAAGGCAAATAGAATTGTAGACGGTAAAAGGAATGCTAACATTCCAGTTGATATGTCTGATCACTTTTACGATCATGGTAATGAGTACTGTAGATACCTAATTACCGATCCTCGTAGTGATAGACAAGGTAAGAAACGTAAACCTTTCGAGAAACGAGTATAAATAACAATTGATAAAGAATTGTTTCGTTCGAGATGTCTTTGATATCGAAGTCCTTTAGGGATTTCTCTTTAACATTTGAAAAGAATGCAGTGACCAACGATATTTTGGCACTTAAGAACGAAGCTGCAATAAAGGAATCAGTTAAGAATATTGTTCTTTACAATTTCTATGAAAAACCATTTGACCCATTCTTCGGTGGGAATATAATAGGACTGTTATTCGAGAACTCTACTCCTACTATGGAACTAGAGATAAAGAATAGAATTGAGCAATCAGTTGAGATCTACGAACCTAGAGTTACAGCAGTATCTGTAGATGTTGACTTTGAACCAGATCGTAATGAGTTGAACTGTTCTGTTACATATTTGATATTAGGTCTTGCACCTAAATTTGATGATATCAGTGTAGTATTTAAACCATAATGGCATTTAATCAAGTCAATGCCCTTGAGTTCAACGAAATCAAGGCACAAATTAAAGAATACCTAAAAAGTCAGGATCAATTCTCTGATTATGACTTCGAGGGGTCGTCTTTAACAGTGCTAATTGACACATTAGCATACAATACCTACTATACAGCAGTAAATGCGAACCTTGCAGTCAATGAAGGGTTCCTAGAAACGGCAGTTTTGCGTGAAAACGTTGTAAAACTTGCTCGAATGATTGGTTACACACCAAAATCAGCAAGATCAGCACGCACTACAGTCAATGTTGCAGTACAAACACCATTTCCATACCCAAAATCAGTTACAATCTCTGCAGGACTGGTTGTAAACTTCACAGGATTGGATAATAACAACTTTGTTTTCTCAATTCCGACTGATACAGCACAATCTGTAGATAGTTTGACAGGAATTGCAACGTTTTCTAACCTAGTTTTGTTTGAAGGACTGTTTCTAACAGACACTTTTGTAAAAGATACTACACAAAGACAGAGATTTATACTTACAAACGATAAAGTCGACACTACAAGCATGATTGTAGAGGTAACTTCTGGTACAATTACAGAAAAATATCTACAAGCAACAGATATTACAAAGATTGACTCTACTTCTAAGGTGTTTTTCCTAGAAGAGAGTGAGTATCAGATACCAGAAATACTATTTGGTGATGGAGTTATAGGAAAAGCATTGACAAATGGCGATGTTGTAACAGTAAGGTACACAACATCATCTGGTAACGGAGCAAATGGACTGAAAGTTTTTGAAAATATCGGAACATATCGTGATAATGCAGGAAATGCGATATCTTCTGGCATTACAATTACCGCAGTTTCGTTCCCAGACGGAGGAGCAGAACCAGAAACCACGGAATCTATCAAGTTTGGTGCACCAAAATTCTATTCTGCGTTCGGTAGAGCAGTTTCTACACAAGATTATGAAGCAATTGTACCGCAAATCTATCCAAACGTCGCATCTATTGCATGTTACGGTGGAGAAGAAGCGGAACCTCCCGAATTTGGTAAGGTATTTTTGGCAATCAAACCAAAAAATGCTGATAAATTATCACTTTCTGAGAAAAATTCTGTTTTAAAGAAGCTCAGAGAGTTTTCTGTTGCTGCAATTCAACCTACAATCATTGATCCATCCATATTATACGTAGATTTAGTGAGTTTTGTGTATTACAACCCCAACAATACACGCAGAACTCCTGCAGAAATCAAGAATCTTGTGATTACTACACTCACAGCACTTAATTCTAGTGGTGAGTTTAATAAATTTGGTGGTAAATTCAAGTATTCTCAAGCACAGAACATTATTGACAACTCGGAAAGGTCAATTACCAGTAACATCACTCGTCTAACGATGAGAAAGAACGTTCCTATTGACTTAAACCAACGTGTGAACTATAAAATCTGTTACGGAAACAGAATCAATCAACAATCATCTACAGATCCTGCTATCATGTCTAGTGGATTTAAGATTTTAGGTGATGATATTAATACTTACTATCTAAATGACGATGGTGCAGGAACCTTACGTTTGTATTACGTAAAGGGAACTGGTGAGTTTGAGTATATTGACGGATTATGGGGATCCATAGATTATGACATGGGAGAAATCGTAATTAACGATTTAATTATACAGTCGACTGATGTAGCAAATAATACATTACAGATAAAGGCAGTGCCTAAGTCAAATGATCTTGTTTCACTCAGAGAAACCTATATTACACTGGGTATAGATAACTCAGTAATTACTGTAGTAGAAGATACTATTAGTAGTGGTTCAAATCTTTCTGGAACAGGAGTAATTCCAGAATCTAGCTATTAATCGAATATGACAAGTAGTTCTTGGAGAGTTGGATCGTGGACAACGCCCACTACAACGGTTACACAACCGCCTGTACCATCGGAAGTCAGTCCAGAGTCTAGATCCAAAATATCAACCAATATAGCAGGGCAATTTCCCTCTTTTGTAAGGGATAGTTTTCCTACGTTCATTGATTTTGTCAAAGAATACTATAAGTCGCAAGAATTAAAGGGATATTGCATTGATATAATACAAAACTGGGCAGATTATTATAATATTGACAATTATGGCGAATTAGTTACTACTACAACTCTAATTTCTGCTGTTACAACAAGTTCTACAACGATTGACGTTGAATCTACACGTGATTTTCCGTCAGAAGGACTTTTATTGATAGATGACGAGATAATTTACTACCAAAGTAAGGGTGCAACGTTATTTGAGAACTGTGGAAGAGGATTTAACGCTGTAAAAGCAGTTGGAAACATATCAGACTACAAATTTGAGTCAACAACTGCTGCTGTACACACTCTAGGCACAGAAGTTGTTAATTTGAACAATATTTTCCCGCTTTACATGCTTGGAAAGTTCAAAGAGCAGTTTTTAAACACATTTCCAAAGAATCTTGCAGATGGAGTTACCGAAAGTACGGTAATTAAGCGTATTAAAGATTTTTACTCCTCAAAAGGCACAAGTAGGTCATTCCAATTTGTATTAAGAGCACTTTTTGGCGTAGAGTCGGAAGTATCATATCCTAGAGAGCGAATATTCAAACCTAGTGACGCATTTTACACTTCTAGAGAGATTATTCGTGCAGTTCCTGTTTCTGGAGATCCAATTGAACTTGTAGGACAAGTTTTGTATCAAGATGCGGATCCAAACGATCCAAATGTCGGTTCAGCAAGAATTTACGTAAAAGGTGTCGTAGAAGTCTTTACAGCAAACGGAACAATCTACGAAATTGACGTAGACACTAATAATTCACTTGGAACTTTTGTAACTCCGTATAAAACAGTATTATCACAAGATCTAGGTGCTAATTTAACAGATGATGTCGTTACAGTCGATTCTACAATAGGATGGCCTGAAACAAACGGTAAATTTAGGATAGAAGATGAAATAATCAGTTATACCGATAAAACAGTTACACAATTCATAGGTTGTAACCGTGCAAGAGAAAATACAAGCAATGTAGCACATGATGCAGGACAAGAAGTGTTTGCTGCGTTTAAAATCTACGGTACATCCAATTTAGATGGATCTGAGATACAATTAAAGATATTTGGTGGCACTAGAGGTGTAATATTAAATGGTGGTGGAAAATACTACTTACCAGACTCAAAAGTCACTACTCCCGCTGCACCTGGTTTTGATAGTCTTGATCCTATATGGGATAGTTACATATACAATGTTAGACGTGCTCTCAGAGGCGACTCAGCGACCCTAGGAGCACCCGCAAGCAATGGATCAGTAAGATGCACCGTAAAGACAAAAGAGAAGCATAGATTAGTCAGAAATGACACTGTTAGAATATTAAACGCCCCAGAAGACATTTACAACAATAATCACACTGTAGTTGGTATTGTTGACGAATTTACGTTTGAATTTATATTCTCATTCTCTCCTGCCTTTGGTATTTCTAATTTTGAGTTCTATATTGCTAGAGAATTTGTTTTTGGTAGTTCTGACGATAATTCTGTAAATTTAGCAATCAAGGATACAACAGGAGACGTACAAAACACATATAGATCCGATACTGACGCAATAGTCGCTAGTACAGGTATACCAAGTCATAAGATAGGACCTTTTGGTTCTGGTGACCTAGATCCTGGCAATCAGAGATATTTGAAGCGTATTCCTCTTTCACCAAGTATTAAATCACAAAAAACCTCTACACCAATCGGTCAGATCGGTATTGGATCAAATGGAGTCCCATTATTCTCATTTAAGTCTGAAACTACGAAAAAGTATGGTGGTATAAAATCTATTGAGAAAATTAACGGTGGATCTGGATATGATATCACTAACCCTCCTACCGTAGAGTTTGAACCAGATTATCAATTAGATTTTGCATATGCGTCTGGTGCAAGAGTAGTATATCAAGGAAGAAGGTATAAAGCACTCAATCCTGCTAAATCCTCCGCAACAGTGTATCCATTACACACCGCAGGGATACAGACTGTGGGATTAATTGATTGGGAGTATGAAGGTTTAGCTCCAACTGCGGATGTTGTTATTACAGGTTCCGTAACTGCAATCAACGTTACAAGTGGTGGTGCGGGATATACAACCTCACCGAGCGTTTCTATTGTAGGTGGAGGAGCAACAAGCGGAAACCAAGCGTATGCTACTGCACAAATTACGGATGGAACTGTAACTGGTATCAATATTGTAAATGGTGGTGTGGGATACACGAGTGTTCCTACCATAAGCATTACAGGTGGTGGCGGAGTAGGAGCAACTGCTACAGCAGTTTGCAGAGGTCCTGTAGATAGTATAACCATAACAAACGCAGGATCGCAGCATACATACGAACCAACCGTCAACCTAATCAGTGGTAGTGGTGCTGTTGCGTATCCGTCAATCATTAACGGAAAG